CCTCTTGGAATTTCTGATAATCCAACATTGTGGTATTATCCTTACGAAATTCCTTCCTGACTCGCACCTCATAATTGAGGTCAACGCGTCGATTCAGGGCTTGGGTCTCAATGAGAATCTGATCAACACCAGCCTGGCTTGGCTTTTTCATGTTCGTTGTCATCATGATGATTTTCGAAGTGAAGGGGAACATCCCCTTATTTTCGCATGTAGCCATGTTGCACAACGTGGTGAACGAAGAATAAAAGGTCATCAGGTCCGTGAAGCCATTGCTGGAATCAGTGGGGTTAGCCTTTTTAAGCATGAAATCATCCATCAAATAAACCGGCTGCCCATGGTACCCGTCCAGATACTCGGTGTTGAAAGGTTTAGTGAAAATGAGACGGCTAGATTCCTCAGCTGAAAGTCCTGGTTTCACCTCACCCGTGGCTACCAACAACGCATTTGTTAATGCTTGGGTCATTAACGTCTTACCGACACCTGGCTTCCCAAACATCACCAGACTCAGGGGTAAAGGCTTATATCCAGTTCCTTCACCTAAGGCCCTCTTAAGTGGTGTTCCCAAATGCTCCATCACCCTGCAAGCCTTCTCCATTTCAAAATTGATGTCCCTATTCCACTTATAAGTTTCCTGGAACTTCCTCAATTTGTAATGGCAAGCTTGTATCCGGGCTAACCGTGAAGAGTATTCGGGAGCACATCCTCCTTTGTTCTCTTCAGCTTCAATGTTATGGGCTTCCACAATCACAGCATCAATCTCCTCGGACCACCTGTTAAGCATGCGCCAATGAGGCAAATTAAAATAGCCTCTAATGGTGTTAACGCCTTTCTCGACTGACTCTATGATGAACTTGAACAAGTCCTCAAAGCCCGACATAGTTCGCGGGTGTGCCGTCATCTTGCTGCTTACAAGGTTAAACAGATGCAGACCAAGTCCCTGTTTATCCTTGCTTTCCTTCATTGCAGTCCCGACCGAAATGAATGACGCCAGGCGAGCCAACCAATTAATAGTGGCTTCTCCTGACTGGGCCTCGGCCGTCAAACCTTCTTTAGGGACTTCTGCTTCGGTTGTGGTTGACTCTTCAACCACCGCATCACATGCTTGACCCCACCATGAACAGGAATAAAAGTTCTTCCCAATAGCAGCAATGCCCTTCACGACCAACTTGGCCAGGCCTTTAATGCTGGCCCAAGCCAAAAACGCAACCATCGCCACTTTACACAATACCACCGGTAAGCTCTTCTTGAAAGACTCGAACATATCGGTGACTCTGTCCTTAATACCTTTGAACATGGCAGTAAACCCGTCCAAGGCGCTCGTGACTTCGTTAGCTGTTCTATCCAGATTGGACGTCGTCGTTGTCAGGCGAGAAATCACGTCTGATGTCCTATCGACAACATCCTGCTCTTTTAATTTGCCAACAACCTGGTTAACATTTGTGACCAAAGAGTTGATCCCATCGACATCGAGAGAATCAACAGCATACCTGACTCTCTCTATGGTTTCTGAAGCTGACCCCAGTAAACCCTGGTAATCAGCAGTCAGCAGCAACGCCATCTCCCGCTCCCTTTTACGGTCACGAGCCTCCAACCAACGCTGAGAGCTCTCTAGTTTACGGTCCCGTGCGTGGCCAGCTGTCCGCCTTCTAGCAGCGGCGCGCTGGATCCTCTCACGTTCTTCCCGGCGTTCGAGTTTACTCTTCAGCTTCCGGACCTGATTAGGGCTCAGGCCCACCCTGCCAACACTAGCACCTGCATGTGGTGCATTCTTAGCGTTGGCCGAAATGATCGTGTAGATGTTTTCAGTCCTCTCGGAACCCGTGGTCTTTAAAGTCATACCAAGACTCTTGTTTTTTGCATCCATATGTGGTGCGATTGAGGGCAATGCCCGTTGGCCTTACAACAAAAGGGAGCCATCCCCTTTGAGTTTTTTGTCCTTGGAATCACTACTTTCAAGTGAACAAACGTGTTCGGACAACCACGTTTGAGTTGGAGGTTTGATATCCCCCTAACCAAAGCTACTCACACCAAATAACCGTAGTCGTTTGGACGGGTACGCGAGCAATCCAGCTCAAGCTTGACCGTCGTCAACAAGCACAGCACCTAGCACCAGCTCAATGGCCTACGTAAGAATAAACTAAAAATAGGCACTACAAATTTATTAGAATCCGGAGGTGTACTTTTGTAGTACGTGTACACCACCTTCAGTAAAACAGCTAACTCTGGTTTGTGCTTTGCCTTTCTCAGGGGACCAGGCGCATACAACCTGCTGGACGTAAGTCAAAGGGTGTCATCCCAAGTAACTTAGCCAGACCGCATAGACGACGTTTGAGCGCCGCCTAAGCTCCAGACCGGGGATGACCGGGTAAGAAGACATACGCTTTAACACG